ACCCTGTCAGTGTATTGGCTACCAAGTGGCGCAAGCCTGACCACAGCTTCCATCCCTATGAGTATGGCGGCTACGTCCATGACGATCAGGCAGAGCATCCACGCTGGCCTGAGTATATCGCCCCCAAGGATGCCTACAAAAAGAAAACATGCCTCTGGACAGGCAACGGATTTGTGATGCCGTGGACTGACCCAGTAGACCCAGAGGTGTACCACGGCAATGGCTACAGCACAGCAATGATGAAGCTTGGCGGTAAGTCACAGCGCACCAAAGATATACGATCTGCCACACCCCGTGGCTTTGCTACCGCAGTATATGAGTTTAACAGCCAGACAGTAGAGGAGATGGCGTAATGACACGAGAAAAATTCTTTGATGCCCTATGGCAGATGATTGTGGACACAGACGTAGAATACGAGGAGTTACTTGATGATGATGGTGAAGGTGGTGTCTACATCAAGTTCACCAATGTAGTAGTAGAAGAGGAGATGGCATAATGCCTAGGACAATACGACTAAAGCTTACACGCACAGACACTTGGTATCCAGAGTATGAAGTGCCTGATCATGTAGAAGATGAGGACATTTATGAACATCTGTTTGAAGAGTGTCCAGACTCTGTATTTGATGAGATGCGTAACAAGCATACATTAGAGACTGAGACAACTTTAGATGAAATACTTGAGGAGGTGGCGTAATGTATACACTAGAACTAACAAGCAGCCAGATGCTTATGCTAAAGATGGTGTTTGAGAATGACATGTTCCTGTCTGAACAGGATATGCAAGACTACAAGGATGAAGAGCAACTGATGTACTACCTTGATCGTTGCCAAGTATATAACCAAGTCTTAGGGGAGCTAAGCACATGATACCCGACAAAGCCATAATGGTCTATGAGAGTGCAGGAGAACCATACGGGGACTATGTGACCACAGTGTTCACACCGTATGATGCCAAGAAGATACAGGCTAAGCTGTTTAGGAAGCACAACATCAGGCGTGTTATCTTCACAACGATCACAGGCAAGAAACTTTTAACAGTAAACAAAAACACAGGAGTACAAAAGAAATGAATATGCAACACACAAAAATCCTGGGGCACCTTCGTGCAACCAAAGGTCTGACACAACGTGAAGCCATGCTGGACTACAGCATCCAATCATTCACCAAGCGTATCTCTGAGCTGCGCAAGCTGGGCTACTCGATTGATGGTATCAAAGGCAAGCACCCCGTGACAGGCCAGAGGTACACACGATATGTGCTAGTGGAAAAAGCAAGTGAAGATCTTACAGCGTAAGAAAAAATGGGTGGGCTATGATAAAAAAGGTAATGTAACTATCATAGCCAGCACCAGAAGATTAGTTGAAAATCACATGAAAGAGAGAGAACAAAATGAACAAGATGCTAAAAAGTCTGAGTGATGCAATCAGAGCATTTAACAAAGCAAACACAATGTTGAAGGGTGAAGGTAAGGACAGCCATATCTTGGTTGAGCATATAGAGGTCTTCCTCTACATGGTTGATAACCCTAAAGTAAATCTAAAGGATATCCAAGAAGCCTTGGGGTACAATCAACCTAAAGTACATAGATTGGTCAAACACTTGAAGCGGTTAGGTTGGGTCTCTGTACAAATTGCTGATCATGACGAGAGACAACGCCTAGTCACACTGACCGGAGATGGAGTAGACTTCAGCTCATACCTCCAATACAAACTTTACTCTGCTTCTAAGGTGTAACCATGGAATCCTATGAAATATTTGCAACAGCTTTTGGTATTGTTTACACACTGTTACTGGTTCTGTTGTCAGACTGAGGCAAGTTGACGCACTTGACAGATCAACGAAGGAGAGACACATACTTAAAGTATAATACTATAGGTTATAATTCTTATACGTTTTATATCTTATAATATATTATACTTTAAGTATTACTAAAGGTAAGGGTCAAAGAAATGGACTACGAAGACAAGTTGACTGACGAAGATCTTGAAGAGTTGTTGTCCTCTACAGAGGAAGGAGATGAAACTCTGTTGTCTAAACTTTACACCCTTAACTCTGAGTTGATGGAAGCCATACTTGATCTCCAGGAATTTTTGGAGGACAATGGAATGACACAGCAACAGTTCTTGGACTGGAGGAGTAAAAAGAAAATGAGGATGTACCATTGAATATCTATATTCCTGAACCTGACATAATACTTCTTGTGTTGTTGTCTTTCCTCGCAGGGTTCTTATATCGTAGATACTATGACAACGAGACGATCTCTGATGCCTTTGAGGAAGGGTTCGAGAAAGGCGCACACTCTGTTGTAGCAGCGGTGTCCCAGCTGATAGGCAAAGACATCTCAATTGATTTTGGAAAGGAACAAGACGATGAATATGACAAGTAAAGGTGATCTAAAAGATTTCCTCAAAGACATGGGACTAGAGAGTGTCCACCCTAAGCCCAGCGCAAACAAGCCTGACTATATGCAGCCAGGTTATTATGTAGATCCACGCAATGCAAACGGTGAGGTGCCGTTCTAATGAGTATTACAGCATTTTACGTTCAACACGCTGGCTCTGACCTGATGGTCGTAAACAGTGCTAGGGTATCCTTTGGTAAGCGTAGTGAGATGGAGGATGATCCTTGGGGGCCACCTAAGCTAAAGGAGAAGGACGCTAGGTTGATCCGTTACCTTGCCAAGCACAAGCACATCAGCCCCTTCAACCACACATGGGTTACTTTCCAATGTCGTGCGCCCATGTTTGTCGCACGGCAACTTCAGAAACACGAGTATATGCCTTGGAATGAAGTATCTAGGCGCTACACGACTGAAAATATTGAGTTTTATACTCCAGAGGTGTGGCGAGGTAAGTCTGAGGACAAGAAGCAGGGGTCTGATGGTGTCGTTAACATCCATTTAGATCAAGAAGTACAGTGGCACAGACAGTTCCAGACGTACCAGACGCTAATTGAAGAGGGTGTAAGCCCAGAGATGGCTCGTATGGTATTACCACAGAGTATGTACACCGAGTGGTTCTGGAGCGGAACGGTTGGGGCTATAGCGAAGATGTGTAACCTACGCTGTAAGCCTGACACACAGGCTGAGACACGCATTGTAGCGGATCAAATCAGTGAGAAGATGATTGAGCTATTTCCTGTATCGTGGGAGGCACTGAGAGATGAGTAAGATGTATGAATTAGAGCCAATGATTATGGATTGCTGGCATGTATGTGATGACCTTAAAGTTGTATTCAAGCAGATCGGTGACGGTGAGCGTGATCCTACACCGGATGAATTGATGAACGCACTAATGGGTGTGGAGCAGCTATACCAGTGGAAGTTTGAGCAGTTGTTCAACAAGTATGAGGATGTACTCCGTGATAAAGAGTGAGTGGAATCGTCTGATAAAAGAACGTGAAGACTTTAGGGAGAACGTAATGGTAACTAATATCGTGAATGAACCCAAACACTACGCACGTTGGGCTATTGAACCTATAACATTTATCATGCGCAATGGTTTTGAGTTCTGGCGTGGTAATATTATTAAGTATGCCAGCCGTGCAGGATACAAACTTTATGAGGGTATGGACGAGGTGCAGAGTGAGATCACAGACCTTGAGAAGGTCATACGGTACTCACAGATGCGTATCAATCAACTGGAGGGCAAAGATAAGCTATGATACCCTTAGTAAAAATTAGAGGAGTAGAAAATGTTTACAGTCGAACATGAATCAGATTCCACAGTCATTGTGGCTTTGGATGAAACAGACAAGTTCCAAGATGTCGAACTTATAGTTGGTGCTGGAAGTGTGTATATACGGCAGTTTGACGAGGATATGGATCAGTACGAAATGATCTATTGCTCTTTCCAACAACTTGTGGATATACTGGCCGCACTAAATTCATCAGAGGGTATGTACTTCACCAGAGTAAAGTAAGTGCAGATAGTAAAGGAACAGTACTATGACAGCAGCAGTTAACAGCAACAGTGAGATAAGCCACCAACCATGTCCTTACGAGGACTGTGCAAGTAGTGATGCTTTCTCATACAATCTTATGAGCAAGGTAGGACATTGCCACTCCTGCAATCGAGCCTACCCTGGACGAGATAAGAAATTTGATTGGGCAGAGGGGACTTATCCTCCACCTCCCCCAAAGGTAGACCTACGCAACACCAGGATTATTACTGGTAGATTCAATGACATACGTGGCTTGGACGAAGATGTAGCAAAGCTCTACAACATCCAGTTGCAATACGGTGAGAACAATGTCCCTGTGCGGTACGCATTTAAGTACCCCAACAACGTCAAGTATCGTGGCTACGCAGAGAAGAAGTTTTGGACAAAGGAACGTGGGTCACCTACTGATCTCTTTGGGCCTGACTTCAATGCTGGGTCAAGTAAGCGTATATACATCACTGAGGGTGAGTTTGATGCAGCTAGTCTCTATCAGGTCTTAGGTAAGTCTTATCCTGTTAAGTCTCTGCCCAGCGCATCCCTGTCGGACAAGTTCATCAAGAGTAACTTTGACTACATCAACAGCTTTGAGATGGTGGTGTATGCAGGTGAGCTATCAGATGCGGCAGGTAAGGCTGCGGCACAGAAACTCTATAGCATGATGCCAAACAAGTTTTATTATGTCCCCATGTCCAAGTGGAAGGATGCCAATGAGTTCTTGATGGAAGGCGACAGTGAAGACCTAAAGTGGGCAGCACTCAAGCCCCAACGGTTCAGCCCTGACAACTTCTTTGTTGGTGACATCGAAGTAGAGAAGGCAATCACTACAGAGAACCCATACGAGTACGTCCCGACAGGTCACACAGGCATTGATGATAAGATGCGTGGGCTGGTCAAAGGTGGCCTCACTTTTATCAAGGCTCTTAGGGGTCAAGGTAAGACAGAGCTGGTTCGTTACTTTGAGGTAGCACTTCTCAAACAGAACACACGTGTGGCTATGCTTCACATGGAAGAGATGAAGTCCACCACCTACCGTGCTATGGCAACCTATGAGTTGGGTTGGAATGTACGCACCAAAGAGGATGCTGTAGCTACGGGCTACACTGAGGAGCAAGTGATAACTGCTGCGCAGAAGATGGCTGGCGGTGAGAACACTGTGATCTTTGAGATGCAGAGCCATGACGATCCAATGCAGTTGTTGGAGTATGTACGTCTAGCCTCTACAGTCTATGGTGCAGAGTTTATCTTCATTGACCACGTTCAACGTCTGGCCTACCTGTCCAACTCCGGTGTTGACGCAGCCACCAGCACCTTGACTACACTTGGGTCTCGCATGGCTCAGTTAGCTAAGGAGCTGAACATTGGTGTTGTATTCATCTCACAGGTTAATGACGATGGCCGTACAAAGTATGCTGCTTCCCTTGAGGAAGAGGCAATCTGCTGTATTAAGTTGAGCCGTGATACTGAGTCAGATGATGAGGTTGAACGCAATACAACTCACTTCACCGTTGACAAGAACAGACCATTCGCTAAGTTGGGTTCTGCTGGTTCAGTCTACTACGATCCAGAGACTACCATCTTGGAGGAGGTTGTATTTCAGGTATGAAAATTGTTGTCAGTGACATAGAAACAAATGGTCTGCATGACAGCACTAAGCTGTGGTTGTGTGGTGGTAAAGACTTGAGCACCGGAGAGGTACACAAGTTTGAGAACTGCCATGAAGATCCAGTGGCTAAGGCTGCGGCCATCAAATGGTATGAGGATGCTGACCTTATCATAGGTCATAACTTCATACAGTTTGATGCCCCAATGCTAAACAAGCTACTAAAGCCACGTCTTATTGACCCCTACAAGGTCATTGATACACTTATTGTCAGTAGACTTGTGGACTACGACATTGCAATACCCAAAGGAGCTAAGTCTCCTCATAGCTTAGATGCTTGGGGCCGTAGACTTAAAAAACATAAAGGAGACTTCCATGACTTTCATGAGTTCAGTGCTGAAATGGTTGAATACTGGTACGGAGACATCGAGACTACATCTGCTTTGTATGACCACTTCTCTCCTATTATTTGGGATGCTGCTTGGCGTAAGTCTCTAAGGGCTGAGCACAGCCTTCAGATTGAGTTAGTACGGACACAATACTACGGCTTTGCCTTTGACAAGGGTAAGGCAGAGTTCTTGCTTAACTCTGTTAAGAATAAGATGGAAACACTTGAAGATCAGTTTCAGGTAGACTTTCCACCTAAACTTACAGAGATCAATCGACTTAAGTACCGACTCAAAAAGGATGGTACTGAGATGGCTACAGTACAGAAGGCAAAAGAACGTCACGCAATCACAAACATTGAGGGTGAAGACCTTGTGTGTTTTGATTGGGTGGACTTCAAACCTGGATCTTCTCGTGTTCGTATTGATGCACTGTGGGATGCAGGCTGGAATCCTGTGGACAAGACCAAGACAGCCATTCAGTTTGCTCGTAAGAAGGTTGGTGAACCCTACGGTAAGTCTGTGGCTAAGATGGATCAGGCATTCTACGATCAAAAGAAGAAAGACTTGGATCGGTACGGTTACACAGTGTCTGAGGCAAACCTCAGCACACTGCCTGAGGACGCCCCTGAGGGGGCAAAGGCTCTTGCGCAGTGGCTCACCCTAGAAGGGCGTAGAAGCAGCCTTGTGGAGTGGATTAACCAAGTCAAAGGGGACTCTCGTATCCACGGTAGGATACAACACATAGGTGCTTGGACGGGAAGATGTGCCCACAAAGATCCTAACACTGCCAACATATCTTCTCCCTTCCACGGCACCCCTAAGTCTGCTGTAGACGAGGTTAAGAAACAGTACGATGTTCACCTACGTGCTTGTTGGACTGTACCCTCTGGCTCTTGGCTTGTGGGTACGGATGCAGATGGCATCCAATTACGGGTACTTGCCGATTACCTATGGCGACATTTTGACGCAGATCAGTATGCACAGGCTATTATGGAGGGGAAGAAAGAGAATGAGACTGACATTCACAACCTCAACAAGAATGCATTGGCTGTACCAAATGGAACACGGGACA